TGCATGTCATGATAATGGTTTTCAATAATAGTCTTAGATTCGCCAGTGCCACCCATATAAACCATTTGCTGATTCATCTTCATAGCATCATAACCAAGTAAATCAGATAAAAACATTTTAGGATTAGCACCAAATTCCCACATATTTTCAGCGGCTTCATGAGGTATTACAGTACCACCAGTATTAATACGAATCCAATTTCCTTCTTCTGGTTTATCCAGAACGATTTCATCACCTTTTTCATTGACATTATAAATATCACCTTTAAGGTTTAAGCCACCTTTTGCTTTTTTATTCTTTGTAGTGTAACTTACTTTGGTACTACCATCACTACCAATTGCAGTATGTGTTGTTGTTCCATCACCATTATCTGTTTTCGTCCATTTTACTCTACCTTCTGATGGCAATGAATTACTTCCATAACTACCTCCACCAGAACCACCTTTGCTACCAGAACTACCACTACCAGAACCAGTTCCAGTTACATTAACTGTCAATCCTTTATCTAATTTTTCCCCTAAACTTTCATTAGATTTAGTATTTTTATCTACTGAATCTGAGTTAGCATCCATAGAATCTGTATTATCATTAGTAGAATCTGCATTATAAGTAGTAGCCTTGGTGTTTTCACTCACAGACTTGGTATTAGCAGATGTTGTTCTGATGTTTTCTGAACCATCCACACCACCAGAATAACCATAACTATTACGAATAGATTCTGCTTCTTTATGGGCATCAGCCATTCCTTGAGTATCACCTTTTGCTTTTGCTTCATTATATTTCTTTTGAGCATCAGCAATTTTATCTCTATCAGATTGTGATACTTTATTATCATCCATAGCCTTTTGACTAGATGTTTTATTCCCACTGCTAGAGCCAGATGTAGTAGATTTAATATAATCTTTCAAAGATTCTTCATTATCCTTAATTACTTCTGTAGCATAATCAAAATCTTTAGGTAAGAATCCACCCCAAATACTGTCAGCACCATCTTCAATTGCTTCTGCAATTCTATCTGCAACTGTTTCTGCCATCTTTTCAGGGTCATATCCGTTATTAGTATTACCATGTTCATAGTCATACTTCATCTTGATTTCTTCAGCAGTCATATAATTTTCTGCTTCATTTGTGGCAGATGTAATGGTAGTTGTCATATAACCATTGTTATATTTATAAGAATCAGTGCCAGAACCATATTCTTCAATAGCAATTGCTCGTTCCAAAGTATCTTTAAACTTATCAGACCACTTACTAGGGTCTTCATCAACTTTACTTTTTAGCCATTTCAGGTCGGCAATTCTATCTTCAGTGCCAGAACCACCACCACCTCCAGTTGAAGTTTTTCCTTCATATCCAAAAGGATTTGTAGCGGCATTATAAGCATCTTTACCAATCTGAATATATTCGTCACCATAACCTGCTTGGAAGTCAGACAACATGCCAAGAATCTGATTTGCAAACACTTCATTACCTTGTTCTAGGGCAATCATGTATGCATCCCGCATCTGATTAATCCAGTTCTTTTCATCTGTTGTCATAGAACCCCAGTCAAGCATTTCAAAGGGGTCTTCTGGTAATTCTTCAAGAGATAATTTTTCAAGATTTTCAAGATTATTGTTTAAAATTTTTAGTTCAGATGTATTGTCTTCTGTTACTTCACTATTTTCTTCAGTATCATCAGATAAATCTTCTGTTTCATCAGTATTATCATCAATAACATCACTATTAAATTCTGTAATAGTATTGCCATCTACAATATATTTGGATAGATTTTCACTTGTTAGAATATTTCGTCTTTCAGCATCAACCAAATCTTCATTAGTGCGAATAATATCTTTTACAGAATCAACAACATCTTCCCCAGATGCAATTACACGTTCAGAAATCTTTTTGCCCCATTGGTTTTCAGCAATGTCAGTAGATTTATCATTAATCTTTTCGCTAGTAAACTTACCATTCTCATCTTTTGCTGTAATACGATATGTACCACCTTTAGTGTATACAATATCTCCAACTTGAGCCTGAGAAGGGGCTTTACCATTTTTATTTACATACCAAGAAGATTGTGTAGTTGTAATCTTTTCACCATCATCTAGGTTAAAATCAATACCTGCAAGTTTAGCAAGTCTTTCAAATTCTTTTACAATCTTTGTATACGCATCACTGGTATGTTGTTCAAGTTCGTCAGTCTTATCCTTGATTTGTTGCTGAATATCAGTGTAGTCATCTCTGAAATCTTCCATAACATCGATTCTGCCACTTAAAATATCTTCTTCAGCATCAGCACCAAGTTTATCAATCATGAGTTGTTCATTCCATTCATTCTGTTTAATGTCTGGAATTTCTTCCCACAACTCTTTTAAATCTTCTAATTTTTCTTTTTCTTTTTCAAGTTTATCTACTTGCTGTTCATATTTTAGGTCAGAAACATTTTCTTCTGCTTCTTTAACAGCATCTTCATCAGATTCCCAAACCCAACCTTTGCCTTTACGCAGAACTAATCTAGTTTTTTGATTGCGTTGTTTATCTAATTCAGCCTGTGCTTTTTGCAGTTCAAGTGCTTTCTTACGTTCATCATTCGCTTCTTTCAAAGAATCAATTTGGTCATCAATGGCTTCAATTTCATCTTCAATAACCTTAATAATAGCATCTAGTGCATCATCATTATCATCTAATTGTTTTTCAAGAAGTTCTTTTTCACGCTCAATACGAGAATCATAGAAGTCCATCCATGCTTCTTCTAATTCTTGAATCTGCTCTTTATTTTTTTCATAACCGTCATCAACAAGTTCTTGCCACATTTTTAGTGTAGCATCCATCATATCATCATAGATAGGAAGGTCTTGTTTCAGAGCATCGTCACGATTAGCAAGTAGTTTTAACAGATGTTCTTGCTCTGTTATATATTTTTCATATTGTTCAATACGAAGTTCAGTCAACTCTTTACCTGCATCAACAATAGCATAAGTTAATTCATCCCATTGGTCAGCAGAATCTTTATTGGCATCATTCAGTTCATCAGTTGTTTCAATTAGGTCTTCATATGTTTCAATAATATCCTGAGACAAGTCATTGATATGTTCACGATTATGAATTATCAATTGTTCAGTATTAGGGTCATATGTAATCTTAAATCCTTGCTTACGCAGTAATTCAACATTTTGACTAATTTCAACATCACGAGCCTTATTTAATGCATCAATAGCATCTTTCTGTCTCTGATAAATCTGAATTTCTGCTTGTTTCAAACCAATACGTTCTTTTACATTATCTGTATGGTCATAGGCATTTTCAAGTCTTTCTAATTGACGGTCATAATCTTCAACTGCATCAGTCAGTTCTTTATATTTATCAATTTCTGCAACATGAGGGTCTTTGGAAGAACCAGAACCTCCACTAGAATCTTTATCAGTAGGTGAATCGAGTGAAGTATATGGAGATGTAGAATCAGAACCATTATTCTTAGGTTTCCAACTATCAAAATTGCCAATAATATTTTTTAATGCCAATTGAGTAGCATCAGTTTTTACCCAATCCCCAACACCCTTAATTGCATCACCTAATGCACCAACAGATTCTCCAGAACCATCAAAATTAATTGCGGCGTTTATTGGTGGCAATGATATTCCTTTTAGTGTAATAATATCAGACCAAGGGATATCAAAACCTTCCGTACTAATATTTAATATATAATCAAAGTTAGAGATTGTATCTCCCAATGCAGTTAATACATCACCAATTTTACTTGCACCATCAGCAATAACATCACCTGTCATTGTTGCAATAGCAGTTGCCAAATCAGTAACGCCAGACATTGTATCCCCAAAATAATCAGAAATAATATCCGCACTATTTTTAGATAACAATTCTTGTGCTGTAAAACTTGAACCTGCAACTTCATTAAAATAATTAACTAAAGTCTGAAAATCTTGTCCAGTAGTTTCATAATAGGAATGCATTTGTTGCATGTAAGACGCAACCGCATTAGATGCTTCTGATACATAATTCTGTATAGATGCATCATTCAACATATCTTCTGTTGCAGTACCAATATCATCTAATGTGTCAGCATATTTAGTATTCACATCAACCAATTGTTCCATGATATCCATTTCTTCTAATTGATTGTGTAATTCATTATAATGTTCTACTGCTTGTTTGGTCTGTTCACTACTATCTTCTGTAGCATAAGCCAAATCATCTGTTCCTATAGTTAATTTATTAGTTGTCTTCAATGCTTTTAATTGTGCATCAGCACTTTCTTGTAAAGAATCGTAATATTCTTTAACAGAAATATCTCCACGAGCAAAAGCATTTGTTACTTCATATGTTGCATCTGTTATTTGAGAAACTAATTGTGAAACAGTTTCTTCTAAATAGTCTGTACTATTAAGAACCCATTTCCCAGATTCATTTGCAACACGGTCAAAATCAAGTTTGTCATAAGCATCTGCAATTTTCCCACCTTTTTCAAACATTTTTGATAGGCTATTAAAATATTCAGATGCAGTTATTTCGCCACTTTGGAATGTGGTGTTTAACTCTTTATTTTTATCAATTAGACTATCTAATTCACTAGATTTTATAAGTGTTCCACCATATCCAACATCACGGTATTTGTCTTCAGACACCCCAAGATTTTCCATCGAATTAGCCTTTTTAATTTTATCTAAATATGCATTATATTTATCTTCAAAATTTGCAGTACCTAATTCAATCTCAGCATTTAAAATAATGGGGTCTAATCTATTAAGTTCTTTTTGATATTCTATAATTTGCTCTTTTGCTTTTTCAGCATTATAACCTTTTAAAATACCATCAGAAATATATTCTTCAAGTTTAGCCTTTGCTTCGGCAATTTCAGCATAATCTTCTTTTAGATATCCAATATTATCACTTAAAGATTGCATATATCTTGCTTCTTCAGCAAGTTGATTTTGATATACATAGTTACTAGCATTATTCGTGCCATTCTTACGCATATCTTCCATACGATTATGAATTGCTTCAAGTTGTCTTAAATCTTCTTGAATATCAGATTCAGCAATATCATCTGGTGTCCAAGTAGCATTAACATGACCACCAGATGTGCCAGTATCACTAGATAAATCTGGCATATTTTCTTCTATATCTTTTAAAGCAAGACGTTCTTTTTCAATTTCAAGTAAATCTTTTTTATAATCAATCTGTTTTTTCAGATAATTTAATTCTGCATTAGAGCCAGAACCATCTGCTTTTAAAGTGTCATATTCAGATTGAAGTTCATCAATACTATTAGTCAAATCTTCAACAATTTCTTTCTGTTCTTCAAAAGAAACATATAATTCATCAACTATATAAGTTACTGCTTTAATAGCAATCATCACTGCTAACATAGCACCCATATTTAATGCTATGTTCTTTAAATTCATTGCAAAATCATCTAATTTAGGAACTGTACCTGCGACTACTTTTTTGAAATCATCGGTACTTAATTTACCTTCTTGCATTAATTTTGCAGAATGTAATACAGTAGAATTTACATTGCCGATTCCTTTAGCGAAAGCATCTAAATCTTTAGTTTTAAAAGTATCATTATTCATAGCAAAAATTTGATTTGCAAAATTTGCTGAACTTTGAGACACTAATTTAGCCTGTTTATATTCGCTAAAAATATTAGAGATTTGACCATCTGCTCCATAGTTTACTACGCTTTATTTTTATGGTATAATATAAATACAATCCTTGGAAAATTGTAATATATCAAATCTCTACATCTATGCTTCAAAAAATTAAAACTTATTTTACATCACAATTTACAAAATCCCAATTAGAAATATTAATTAAACTTAGTGCCATATTCTTAGGATTATTGTGTGCTAAAATTTGCGAGATTGTAGGTATAACATTATCCAACATTTTATTTTTATAATTCATCTTTATATGGTAAATCCTTTTTCTAAAAGATACATAACCTCGCAAACATTAAGATTAGAAAAAGGAGGAAAGTAGTATGTATAAAGAAGATTTTAAAAATTATCTTAATTCCACAAACTATTATTTAATTGAAAATGACCCAATTTATCAAGAACTTCAAACATTACTTATCAATAACATTCCAGAAAATACCTACTTAGATATGGAAGAATTGCTTCATGCAGAAATTTTATTTAAACTTGAAATGGGATTTAAAGAAGGATATTATTGTGGTGCAAAATAAGAAAAGGGTAGGGGAGTAACATCCTCTACCTTTTTTATTCCAAGTATTATTGTGTGATATGTACTAAGCAGAGTAGGGAAGACCCTATTCGTTTCTCTGTTCGCTTCTCATGGGCTTTCCCCAAGGTTGCCGAGTGTATGTTGTGGCGAAACACACAATTATGCCTGTGTGTACCCATGTCTTGTCACCCTGTAGCCCGTTATACTTGAAATCACACTTTCATCATATTTGCATAACGGGTCGGGACTACCATCTTCAATATATCTCGTCAGGAACGTTTTCACGCTTTTATTTCATCCATCAGATACCTATTCCTAGGATTACGGCTTCTCCCGATATTCGACAATTTAGGATATTTCAATCCAAGGTTAGTTTACTCAATCAACGAATAATCTTGTAAAACACCCTCTATGTTAATTATATGGCATTATATATAATCTTATAGAAGGGGACAGTAAACTATGTTTATCCTAACCCTTTACCGCCTAAAATGGCAGAACCAATCATACCAATAGAGCCAAAAGACCCTAAAGAATCAGTTAATTTATTTATAATTTGTAATAATTCATTTAAAGAATTGATGAGTGTAATCACACCATCAGAATTTGCAATATTGCCAATAGTGTCAGCAAAAGTATTACTTAAACGATTTAAACTACCTTCCCAAGAGTTAGCAGTTTTTTCTGCTTCGACTGCCATTGAGCCGATACCTGCTTCATATTCGCCAAGCATCTTTTCATACATAGACCATTGACGTAATAAAGCATCTAATTGTGTTGCTCTTAGTTTACCACCGACAGAATTCAGTAAATTAGTTCTACGGATATCACTTTCATCAAGTTTAACATATTCTTCAGATAATTCTTTCAAAACTTCCATAGGGTCACGCAAAGAAAGAACCCCATCTTTTGTTTCTTTTAATTTAACCCCTAAAGCATTACATGCTCTTTCATATTTTGTTAAACCTTCTGCATCAATTCCTTCTTCTTCATCAGAAACTTGTCTGATATTTAAGAGGATAGCCCTAAAAGCACGAGCAACTTCAGAACCACTTTGCTGTGTTGTTGCAGACATTGTACCTAATGCTGCTGTTAATTCATTAACACCAACACCAAAAGAAGCGGCAGTGGATGCAACAATTGTCATACCCTCAGATAATTCAGTCATATTAACGGCATTGTTGTTAGTAATAAAGTTCATACCATCAAGGGTATTTCTTAATAAATCAACAGCACCATTCATTTTATATGCTTTATCTGTTGCAATTAACATTTGATTTGCAACATCAGAAGTCATGTCACCTGCACCTTGAGCCGCAGTAGATAATTCAGCAATTCCTTCTGCGTTTTTATAACCTGCACGAGATGCTTCTTGTACAGCAGATAAGAAGTCTGTAGCAGTTTTACCATAATTACTTGCAATATCAAAAGAACGATTACCAATATCTGCAAGTTCAGATTTTGTTAACTCATTATTAGCCTTGCTAATTTCTGTTAAGTATGTATCAATTTCTTTAAGTTCTGTAATGGCACTTCTACCATGATAAATGCCACTCATAACCAAATTACTTACAGAGAACCATTGAACAAAACTACCAGTTGCTTGTTTCATCTGGTCTTTTAAGGCATAGCCAAGTTTGCCAAGAACACGCATATTATTCTGCATCTGTTTAAAAGAATTATTAATTTCGTTCTTAGCAACTACTGTCATCTCAGAATTTAAATTTCTAAGAGTGGCAATATACATTTCTGTTTCTTGTCTTGCTTTTGCAGTAATTCTAGTATTTTTCTGTAAAAATGCTTCCATAGTATTTGCCAAAGCCAAACGCTGTTGGTCTGTGGCAAGACCACGTTGATTTTGAGAATACACTTTTACTTCATTTTGACTTTTTTTTAATGCCTGTTGATAACGTTCTTCTGCTTTGATTCTTTCTTCAGCAGACTTATCAGCATTACTCATTGTTGCCAAAGTAGAACGTAATTCTCTTACTTTATCTTCTGCTTGGTCAACAGTTAAGCCATATTGTTTATATTTAGTAATTAAATCGTTGATTTGTGTAGCATATGTATTATTTGCTACATTATCATCGATTGTTTTTACTTTATTAAGATTTCCATTATCATAATCAAACCATAATTTTTCATACATGGCTTGTTTAGCATCATGGTCAGATTGTGCTTTCTTTGCTAAACGTTCTTCTTCCTTTTTAGCAATATCATTCATTTTATCTAATTCTTTTGCAGTAATAGATAAAATTTCATGTTCTGCTTTTGCACGAACATCTGCTAATTTCGCAGATTGTTCTTCTCTATCAATAATTGCATCATATTTATCTAATTCTTTAGAAATGATGGAATATTCTTTTTCTAAATCAGATTTTCTACTTGATAATTGAGAAACAAGATTTGTTTTACCATTTTCACTTGCATATGCAATCTGCTTTTCTATCTTCCAAATTTCTTCATATTTTCTTTTTTGGTCAGAAAGTAATTTATTTGCAATTGCAATATCTTCTTGTTGTTCTGCTTTTGCAATTTTAGATGCATCTTTGCCTTGTTGAATATTGATATTACTTTGTGCTTTATCTTTAATTTCACTTAAAGCAACAGAACGTTCTTGTGCTGTTATAATATCTTCATAAAGTCTTAACTGTAAAGTCGCACTTTCACAAATATCTTTCCAGACTTTTTCTTCTTCTTTAAGTGCTTGAACATGAGCATAATTAGTTTCATCAGTTTCATCCAATTTTGCAAGTTGTTTTCTGATATTCCAAATTTCTTGATATGCTTCTTTTTGTCTGGAGAATAATGTTTTTGCATCAGATTCTCTCTGTGCTTTATTTAATTCATATTGTGCTTGAGTAGCAGTTTTAATAACTTGTACATCTCCAACTTGGAGCAATCCATTAAAGTTTTGACCGCCACTTTGCATTTTTCTTCTTTCAAGATTAAATTTCTTAATTTCTCCAGTTGCTTCTGTAACTGTAAGAGTTAATTTTTTAATCTTGCCATCGTCTTCTTGAACACCACTAACATTGAAATTTGACCAATTATTATCTCTAGCCATTTTTTCAATTACTGGCATTACATTATTTGTACCTCTCTGTGGTACAGAAATATGAAGAAGATTTTTTGCAGTTATGTCTGCAAGTTGATATATTTTTTCAGTATCTTTATATGCTTTTTCAGCAGACTTAGAATACATTTCCCAAACAGATGTAATTCCTCTAAGGTCTGCATCTGTAGATACTTTTTTTAATCTTTTTAATAAACTATCAACAGTAGTATTAACACCATCAATTTCTTTATTAAAATTTTTTGCTTCAGGATGTAATTTCTTCCATTCTTTAATGGCTTCTGTTAATCCTTGTTTTTTTACATTAAAAATTTCTTGTTTGCTATCAGCATTGATTTGTGATTTTAATGCTTGTAATTCAGCACGAGAAGTTCTTAATGCATCATTAAAAACATTTAAATTACTTGCAGTTTGAGTTTTTTCTAAATTTTCAAATGCTTTCTCTAATTTAGTAATATCTAAGCCCAAACCTTGTGCATCTGCTTTAAGTTTATTGAAATCAGCAGTTGCAATCTGTACACCAGAACTAATATCAACTGCTTTCATTTTACTTGCAACAGTTTCAGCATTTCTATATTCTTTTACTAAACTTTGTAAAATAGAAATCTGTTTCTTTGCTTCTAATTCTGCATCTACAAAAGTATCTTTACTTGCAGAACGCATATCAGCAATAGCCTGTTTTACCTTATCATACTGCGTTGCAAGAGAAGAAATGTGTCCTTGTTCATTAATTGGTTTAGATGCATTTGGGTCAGAATATTCTCTTGCTAATCTTTTAAGATTGTTTTCAATCCTTGCAGAAGCAATTTTTTGTTTTGATTCAAACTTGTCCATTGCAACAGAAGCAACGTTCAAAGTTTTTCGATAAATGGCACTTGTTTCAACAAATCCCATTTTATCAACTTTATTGCCTTTTTTATCAGTACCTTCACCAATTTTTCTTAAAGCAATATGTTTTTGAATTGTTTCACCAAGTTCATTATTATATGTTACAACTGCTCCAGTTAATTTTTCAACATTTTGTTGTAATTTATTATCCCAAGAAGTAGATGTATTAATCTTGATATCGGTTAAAGCACCTTTATTATTAGTCCAATCAGCAACTAATTTCTTCATTTGGTCTTTAAATGCTTGGCTACCTTGAGAAGAAACAGTAAAAGGAATCTCAATTCCTTCAGAAGTAACTCTGTCAATCGTTTTCATTGCAGAATCACTTATTAATTTCCCTACTTGTTGACCTGCATTTTTAACTGCATTAGGATTAATATTGAATCCGCTAATATTAATTGTAAGACCAGTTAGACCATTTAAAGCAGTCTGTAAATTTTTTTGAAAAGAGGGGTCTAACTTAACATTTTGTATGTTTGCAGTTAAATTATTTACTTTTCCAACAGCATTTCTGAATTCTTGTTTAGCAGTATCATCTAAGGCAAGATGTTCCACATTTGCTGTTAAATTTTTAATATCATTTATTTGTTTTCTCAACTCTTGTTTTGCATTATCCGTTAAATCAGCATGATTTATTTTTGCTTCAAGAGTTGTTAAATTTTGCAATAATTTTCTTATGTCAGATTCTACAATTTTGGTTGACGCAGGTATATCAATACCAACAATGATTTCGCCATCCACATTTCTAGGCATTGTTTATCACCTTCCTTTAAATTAAAAAAGACTGGTGATTAAGCCCAGTCTGTTAATATCCATAAAACATTAATGGTTCTTCAATTTTTATTGTAAGACCATATTTATTTGTATTTTTAAATTCCTCAATTGCACTTTCCAAGAAATGAGCACCTTCAAAATAACCAAATCTATATCTATCATGAAATGACACATCTTCTCCAACTTCCAAACCATAATTCATAAGCCAGAAAGCATTGCCATAACTTTTTTTATCAACAACAGAAGTGTGAATTGCATTCTCATTAATTAAAACTTTACAAATCAGTTGTTTTCCATTTGCTGAAATCTGTACAATATCATCAACAGTTAAAGATTCTAATAAATTTCCCCCATGTGATTTTCTAATATATACATTTGGAGAATATGAATTATAATAAGCAACAATATATTTCTGCAATATATCTTTAAACCTATGAATTTCATTTCTTAGAACTTGCTCATAAGTCAAATTAGAATTAGGATATCTTAATTTTTTTATATCAAATGCTTTTAACTTCATTCAGCATCATTCATTTCTTCTTTTTCTTTTTGTCTTTCTTTTTGTGCTTGTTCATGTGCTAAAGATGCCATTTCAATAATAAATCTATCTTGTAACTCATTCATAGGAGTTTTCTTCATAACTTCATAAATGTTCCAAAGAGATTTAACTAAATCTTCTTTTTCATCCATAAATCTAATACCATATGTATAAGCCATCAATTTAAATTCAATTTCTTTTTTCTTCATGGCAATCCATAATTTAATAGTATTCATCTATATCTACCTCTCTTATATCAACTTCATGCAATCTATCTTTAATACAATCAAGACATAACATTTCATCTTCATAATAATATAACGTTGTTTCTTCTCCACAATCATCACATAATAAGTGTGGAACATTCCTTAAAGGACATAAATTACCTCTGCATGGATACCCACCAGAAGCACAAGAACAACATTCATCCACTAATACTAAAGGCATTATTTTTTGCCCTCCAATTTTTTCTTTTTCTTTTCTTCACGTTGAAATGTTTGATATTCTTCATATGTAATCCATCCACCATATTTTTTTACATAACATATCCATGTATAATCAATATCAGGATATTTATATATGAACATTTTCTTTTTCATTTTAGCCAAAGAATCAGGATATCCTTTAGTATCTATCACTTCTTCATGTCCATCTTTATAAACAATAAAAAAATCAGCCACATATTTAATTGACTGAATTGTTTTACCATTATGTACAAATTTTGGCTGTAGTTCATACGTCTTTTGTAATTCAAATGAAACAACATCTCCACTTGATACTTTTGGACAAAGAACATCACGATAATATTTCATTTCAACAACAGAATCAAAAACTATTCCATCATAAGTTCTCTTTTCAGTATCTTTAGATACATTATATTTACTTCTATCTGACACTTATTTCTCTCCAAACATTCTTAAATTATTTATATAGTAAGCAATTCTACTAACAATATAGTCTACATCATCATATTCAAAATCATCTGGCAGAGTGATTCTAATTGTTCCCATAATATATTCGTCAGGTACATTAATTGCTTTTAATACATAAGAAGGTTCTGTGCTACCAGAATTACATGCAGAACCAACTGATACATAAATATCTTCTGCATCCAATAAAGTAATTAAATCTTGAGCATCAATATCTTTGAATGAAATATTGATAAGATTTGGCAAACAACAGCCCCAATCATTGTTAATCATACAATTTTTAATTTTCTTTTTTAATTGATGTTCCATATAATTTCTTACATGAAAAATCTCTGGATTTACAGTAACTTTAAATTTAAAATCTAATAATTCAATAGCCTTTGCAAGACCTGCTATATAAGGAACGTTTTCTGTGCCACCACGAATACCTTTTTCTTGAGAACCATAAATTAAAGGTTCTAATTCAATACCTTCTTTAACATATAAAAAACCAATACCTTTAGGTGCATGAATTTTCTGACCAGACATACTCATCATATCGATATCAAGTTTCTTTACATCAATGCGTTGATGTGGAAATAGTTGTGTAGCATCACAATGGAAGATACCTCCGTATCTGTGCGTAATTTCAGCAATTTCTTTAATGTTTTGACATGTCCCAATCTCACTATTAGCAGCTTGAATAGAAACAAATGGTGTATACCCATCTTGATATATATTTGCCAAAATTGCATTCATATCCAAATTATCTACGAAACCATTCTCATCTACTTTTAACATTTCAAAACAAGAATCTGCTTTCCAAGTTTCAAAATCGTATCCATCTACAATAGATATAATAGATTTGTGTTCAATAGGAGATGTACAAAATACGGTCATACCATGCCATCTTTGTTTCATGTATCCTAAAATAGCCAAACTATTTGCTTCACACGCACCAGATGTAAAAATAATTTCTTCTGGTTCACAATTAATATAATCGGCAATGATTTGTCTTGCTTTATCTACAATTTCTTGTGCCTGATTTCCTTTACGATGTATACTTGAAGGATTTCCATATACATCACGCATAACATTAGAAATTGTATCAATAACTTCAGAATAAACTTCAGTTGTAGCAGCATTATCTAAATAATATTCTCTCCCCATATAAATCAACTCTCATCTGTAATAAACATTCTCATAAAACTTAGCAAGAGCAGTAAATAATTCTACTGTCTTTTTATATTTCCAAGTAGACACCCCTGTTTCACTATCTTGATTCACCCAAGAGTAGGGGATACCACATTCTTTCAAATACAACATCTCATTTTTAAACTGAGTGGCGTATTCTTTATCATATACTTTTGTCTTACTCATACGTCCACCTCATAAAATCGTAAAAAATGGGCAAGTAGTACATAATAACCATTAATCTATATTTGAATAAGATTTTCATGTAGCACCTGCCCATATTTATATTTCCAACACTCTTATTCAAACTCACATATAATTTTTGCAACGCTTTGGGTCGTTTAAAATATATCCTTTTTCATCTTTACAATATCTTTGAAATTGACATAATCTCCCCAAATCATTTTTCTCACTCATTAATAACTGACAGTAATACATTTCTTTTTGTGTTCTGTCATTCATCTTCTTAAAACAATGTTTACACATAATCATTCATCTAACTGATAACTAAAATTAGCCTTACCAATAGTACCTTTATATTTAACATTTACTGTTTCAACATTAGAGTAATCATTTTTTACACCATTAAAGTGTAGTCCGAATTCATCAAACATAATATCTAGTGTTCTATGTTTTTTATTAAAGCGTAAAACTTTACATTCTTTATTTTTCAGTGTTGGTTTTTTAGGTTTTGTTTTTTTAGGTTCTTCAATAACTGTAGGTTCAATATTCATTTTTTCTTCCATAATTGGATACCTCCTTATTTAAAAGAAAGAGGGGAGGGAACTCCCCTCAAATATTCAATTAGGCTACTGTTACTTGAACAACATCCTGATATTCACCGTAAGCAACAACTACATTTGTTGTACCTGCGGAAACACCTTTAACAACGCCACCTGTTACTGTAGCAATACCTGCTTCTGCAACTGTGAATTCACAATCAGCATTGTCTAGTTCGATAGGAGCATACATGCCACCTTTCAGACCTTTAACAGAGATTGCTTTTTCTTCGTCTACTGCAATATTCATTACAGAAGGTGTAGCGGCAATGTCTGTTACAGCCATTGCTGTTGCTGTCATATCAAATTCTTTGATTAGAGCATATACGGAAGAACCGTCAGAGCATTTTTCACCTGCTACAGCCAGTGCTTTACCGTCCAGATTTGTACTAGATACACCATCAGCAGAGAAGGAGATGGAGAAGTTACCTGTCAGTTGGTAAGAAGGAATGATAATCTGAACAGAACCAACTTTACCAACTTTGTTGTTGTGTCTATCTGCATCCAGAACCAGTTTACCAACATAAGGGGTTGTATCAGCATCGATTGTTACTGTTCTAGCAACTGTATTATATCTGTATGTTGCTTTAACCATACCTTCTGTCACATTACCAGAAACATCAATTACAGAACCTTCAGGTGTTACTTCAATAATATTACCATCTGCTAACATTACTGCAACATTGCCAATAGGAGTAGAAGCCAGAGTACCTACGCCACCTACGATATCTACGCATTCTTCAATTTTGTAAACATCTGTCAGACCTTCTGTGATTGTAGAACCTACATTTGCTGCGATATATCTTAAATCCCAGTTAGCCGCTTCTAGTGTAGCAGATAGTTCTCTGTTGTACAGGAATGTGTACAGCAGTTTATTGTATTTACCACCGTTTACATTCTGTTCCTGCATAGATACTTCTAGGGAAGTATTCAGGTTTGCTGTACCTGTACAAGCCAGTACATCATTTACATAGAACGCAAAGTCAGCAGTAGAAACAAGGAAAGATTTTACATTGCTGTTTTCATTTGCCATTGTTATGTCCTCACTTTCTTTTTTACAAAAAAAAATAAAGATAGGGATTAACCTATCTTACCTTTAAGTTCATTTTCATCTGCTTTCAGATGAGCATATTTATCTTCTTCTTCAATAGAACGCATCCAATGTTTGATAGGGTCTTTAAATTTAACCATACCAGAACACTCACCAGTTTTCATAATGGTGTACGTTTCATGAAGTTCATGTCTTTTTATAAGTCTCCAAAATTTACGAATAGACATATCCATAATTGTTTGCTCAGAAACATTTAATACTAAACACAGAGAATCAATATAATCTTCTACTGTAACAGTATCATTTCCTTTATTCATATCTTTCTGTGCCTTTTGAAGTCTTTTTTCAGTTTCATAATTCAGAAACTCATCTATATCAAAATCTATACCATTTTGCAAAATGATAATTCTTCTTATATCATCAAACTCATCTGCATTAATCACATAATTATTTATCCTAATCTGTCCTTCATCATTAATATCAAGAGGTTGGTCTTTACACACAAGCCCAAGAAGATTAATTGTATAAAAGAAGAATTTGCCCAAATCTGGAGTATCTTCTACTAATTCAGATAGTTCAGGATGAAGCATGGCATAAAATAAAAAATCAAGATATGTCATCTTAATAATCTCTTTAATACCAAATCTGCTATCTTTACGAAATGTTATTGAACGAGAATACATTTGAAATTCCATTATATTTTTCATTGTAATAGGATATAATGTGATTTGTTCATTAAATGGAATTGGTTGACTATATAATAAAAATGGTGCTAGTGTGTCTTTATTAAAAACCACAACTATCACCACCATCATTCCAAGACTTAACAGTATATGTTAATACTTTTCCATAAAACTGTCTACTAGGTTGATATACCTTCATATATCCCATAATAGCAGGTTTAATATTACCAACATCTTGGATGTCTTTTCCATTTAAAAGTTCATCAATTACCCCACAAAGAATATCAATACGATTTCCTTCATATCCTTCATTCTTCATTTCTTGTTTAGTAGGAGTTGATTCTTGAGATAAACGAATTAGAGATTTATCTGCAAATACACTGACATATAAGTTGAAATTTGCAAAATCATTATATACATTATTAATATCTGTTTCCACAAAAATAAAAACTTTTGCATCAGTAATAGTGTCATCAACAAAGTTGTAATCAAAAATATGACCTTGTTCTGTAACAACTTTACCATCAATAACCCATTCTCCACCCAATAGAATTTCTTTTTCATCTAGGTCATCATGTAGAGTAGGGTTGATTAATTTTTTAACCATATCATTTTTTAACAATAGGTCAATAATAATTTTTTTCTTATTGCCAGAGGTTTGAATAATTCCCATATTCCACCTCCTTAATAAGTATCTTCGATAATAACTGTTTTTTCAGTCATTATTTCAGTATTACGAATTACTTGTACCTTAAATGTTTTCCCGATACATTCCTTATCAGATACTACAACTTTTAAAGAACTACCTTCATTAACCATTTCAATCTTATCAGAAAAATCACAATCAATATTCCAAACAAAATCTAAAACATCAACTTCGTCATTAATCTCATTTTTGAATTTTACAGAATATTTTCTTGCATAACCAATGGTAATATTATTTCTACCATACATAGTTGCTTTTAACATTTGTGTATTTATAATTGGTTTAGTAGGGGACACAGTTGTATCTTTATAATCACAAATGCCTAAATCTTGTCTATCTGTTTCATAGTTTAATTCAGATTTATCTGCAATAAAACCAAAAATACCACCATGAGTAATTCCGTAATTATACAAAACATCATCAGAACGAGTTAATTTAAAAGTTTTTGTTGGATTAATCGTATTTCTATCAATAAATATACGCTTACCATCTAAATAATAAGATTCATCATCATCTGGAACTAAAATAGTATAGTTATTAGAACCTAAAATAATTGCATTATTTCCAGATTCACCTACATCATATTTAGAAGCACTGGTTACATTACACCAACGCTCAATAATTTGTCCAGAATCATTTTGCCAACGCAATTTGTGTTGACATAATTGCATGACTACTTTTTCATACACCTTATTATAACTAGGATAACCTGTAATTAACCAATAGCAATCTTCAAATCTTACATACATACCAGACTTTACCGTACCACGAACAAATAAACCGATACGCTCAACAGATTTAAGTTGAGAATCTGGTGTATTGCCTTGAATCATACATCTTACAATTTTTCTTTCAGATAAATCACAATTAAAAAGTTCTATAGTTTCTCCAAGTTCAGTATCTAAAGATTCAGCAAAAGCATCATCTTTATAATCTAAAAAAGCATCATTCTCAAAACCACCAAGAGAAGTTGATTTTGTTTGAGAAGTCATTAAATACCATTCTTTCAAACAAACACCACCTTAGTTATATGCAGAAGGGGTTTGCTTATAAACCATATTTCTAACTTCTTCATTTACCATTTCAAGTTCTGCTTTTGTAGCAGTTTTTGTACCGTTTGAGCCATCTATTGAAATATCTTTTGAAACGATACTGATACGTTTATTCACTTTTGATAATTCTCTTTGCTGATAGAATTCTTTCATCATAACACCTAAAGTATCAATGACATATCTATCAAGTTGTATGTCAAACTCAAATAATTCTTCATCGAAATTTAGGCGGTCAATTTCATGAGAAAATTTTCCAACCGCCTTGAAAAACCACACACGTTCCAATGCATCTGGAATTTCTACTTTATCCTGAAAAGTGGAGTGAAAACTATTCACTACATCTTGATAAGTAGATACTTTTTTCATGTAGTCCACCATCTTTCGTTACATTTTAAAACCAGTATAATCTTCTACTGCACGAATTTTTTCAAAATCATTAAACTTTTCTTTTTTAATAATCTGAATGATAGCATATTTTTCTGCTCTTGTAACAACAAGTTTTCTCAGATTTTCTTCAAAAGATTTGATTGTCTTATATTCAAAAAGTTTTTTAACTGCATCATGAGTTAATACTTGTTGAGAAATATTATCCTCTGGAATATCAAAATCCATTTCAACTCTGGTAGGAATATCATCTGTATAAACAGTTGCGTGAGAACCACGACTATCAATTCCTGTCAAAAGTCTATTGCCATTTTGAACTTGTGCAATAATTTCACTTCTGGATAATCTAATAGTACCTTCGGGTGGAATAGTAACATCACCATCACCTTCAATACGCTTAAATCCAACAGTCCAACCTGCAATATTTTTTAAAGTTACTTTCTGTTCCAAATTAACTTCCTTAATTTCTTCAACAGTTGTATTTTCATTATTTTTTGCCATAATATATACCTCTATTTCAACTAAAACATAATTTATCGACTATTTAATAAGACAAATATTTTTAAGTTTAAATTCTATGCTTTACTTCGTTGTACAAACTAATCACTTTATCTAATCTTTCGCTTTTTTCAAATAAATAATATTTTGTATTTGTATTTTTATTTACACCAACATCAATATATTTAATATCAAAGGCTCTTATAAAATGAGCAAGTTTAGAAGAATAACAATAAAAATATTTATTCATTATTTCACCTTTAATTTATAAAAGAGGGGAGTACAGTTTGTACTCCACCTCTAAATATTTACATCATCAATTAGTCAATTACAGACAGATTTGTGTCACATACTACACCAATCTGATGTTCTTGACCTTCTACAACCATTGCACCGAATTCAATGTCAAAACGTGTCATAATCTGACCTGTTGTTACTTCATTACCAGAGAAGGATGTTAAACCACCTCTTGTAACTGTATGAATAGGAGATGTAGCACCTGCGGGGATTACAAAGCCCAGACCAACAGGTAGCATTGTAGCAAAGTTGTCACCTGCTTCATTCATTGTTGTCATATCATAAGCATTAGGGATTTCAGACAGGATTGTACCGTTGTATACGCCCATTAGACCTGTATCATGAATTTCTTTCATAACTGCTTCAGAAATACCAGAAACAGCAGGAGTTACACCCTGATAACCTGCAAAGCCATTGAACTGAGATACCAGTGCATAATCACCAACGAATGTAGGTTTACCCCAACGTCTTACTTTACCAATAACATCATCCATGCCTGTTTTTGTCAGACCTGCACCTTCAAAGAAGTATTTTACGCCTGTTGCATTTTTGATTGCTTTGTATACTGTTTCCACAACATATTTAGCCATTTTGTTGCGAATCTGAATTCTAACCTGTTCTTGTAGTTCGTTTTCTTCAGACATATCACCCAGAGATGCTTTTCTGTAATCTACTGCATGACCACCAGAGATAGATGTTGTTTTGATACCTGTACGTCTTTTTCTGATTACAGGGAACTGTACATCTTGACCTAGAGCCTGTTCTCTAGCACCCAGATTTGCATATTCTGTGTATTCAATTTCACAAGATTCATTGTAGCCCAGTGCTTTATAGTTACCAAAGATGGACAGTAGTTTTACTTCTTTCAGCAGAATGGGTTCGATAGCAAAACGTCTAATTTCATTCAGTTCAGAAGCAGCCTGTAAGTCTCCACCCATTGCTTTGGAGTTTAGTTCCATAATATAGTTAGCAGCAACTTCTGCTTTTTTGCCATAAGGAGCAAGGTCTTTACCCTGTGCCATTGCAGAGAAAATTTCTACTACAGCAGATTGACCATTAACTTTGCCACTTACAAAGTTAGCGTCTTTTCTTTCATTATTTAGTTCAAATGTATAAGACATTATTATTTCCTCCTTGATTATTCTGTTACGATTTCAGCCTTAACGCCTAGTTTATTACCGATAATTTCTTTGATTTCATAACAAGGAGCACCGTCACCAACAACAAGTTTACCTTCTGCGTCAGAAACCAGTTTGTCACCAACTGCGAATTCTTTAGGCAGTTGAGCACCATAAATTTCAATCATTTTATTATGAGAATGAGCAACTACTCTTGCTAGGTCAACTACTCTTACATGAGCACCTGCATTAATTTTGTATTCATCCATGTACATATCGTCACCGACTTCAATCTGCATGATTGCTTTAGAAGCATTTGCACCAACTGCAAATTTACCATCAACGATATCACCAAAAGCACCATTTAGTACTTCTACATCTGTCACTGCGTCAATAAAGAAATAGTCCTTTTCAATTTGACCGATGGAATTGAATTTAACCATTTATATTTCCTCCTTAAAAAATGTTAATATCTTCTTCGTCTTCTACGGTTTTTACAGAATTCATTTCAGCAAAAATATCGTCTAGTTCAACATTTTTGTTTGCATTTTGTTCTGCAATTTTTGCTTCTTCTGTTGCTTTTTTAGAAGCCTGACCAATACCTTCATAAATCTTAGAAACGATAGCATCAATGTTGCCGTTCATAGGATTTTCGTTAAAACTATTGATTTCAGATTCAGCAAATTTCTTTTCTTCTTCTGTGAAACCTTCGATAGCAGAGTTTAGTTCACCAAGTCTTTCTTTGGCTTTCAGTTCACCTAGTTGTTTTTCCAGTGCTTCACGTTCAGCCCACCAACCCTGTCTTTCTGTTTCCATATCTTGTAGGGCTTGTCTTACTTGTTCAATTGTTGCATTTAGTTCAACAATCTGTTCATCTTTAGCACACAGTTCTGCATCTTTTTCAGCAATTACAGTATCTTTTGCTTCTAGTTTAGAATTTAGTTCTGTAACTTCTGCTGTGAATTGTGTTTCTTTGTTATTCAGTTCATTAATTGTATCTGCAATAACTTTTTTCACTTCATTCATATCGAATTCCATTTTATTTTCTTCCTCCTTATTTTGTTTCTGTGCTACTTCTAAAACAACTGCGTTTTTATCCGCAGGTGTTACAGAGAGAATTGCAGTACCAGAAAATTGAAAAGATAAGGGTGTTCGATATTCTTCTGTTGGATTTTCTTCTAAATAAATAATTTTATTATCATTTTCAGATAATCCACAAATTTCAATAGATGTATCTACAACACTATTTGCATAGTTATTTCTAACCCATTTTACAAAAGCAGGATAACGTTGATTAAACAATACACCTTCACCAACTAGGGCTTTAATATCTTCATTATCTTTTTGAATTGTCTCTATAGATACTTTTTCAATTACCCCAACTGTTTCAGAATTTTCAAACAAAGGCTCTCTAATTCCATTTTCATCAACTGCACTTCCAGTTAGACCATGACCTAAAGGAATACTTTTATCTTCTGTTGCAAATTCTGCACAAATTGGCATAGAGATAGCAGATTCCATAGCGTTCATTACATAATCTTCATTCCAATGCAAACCATTATCATTTGTTTCCTCTATATTTTCATGAATTTTTAGTAATGCAATCTTAATAGGCACTCGTCCTCCACGTTTAGCACGACTTGAAATTTCGAGGATATTATTTAACATTTCGTATCCTCCTTTAAAACTTTTATATAAAATAAAAAGAACCTACTAAAAGTAGATTCTTTTATTAATCATTTATTTGTAGATGGTTTAGGCATATCATTACTTTTATTTGCTTTTGACTGCAATGTATTTTCATTTGTAGGATTCTTTTCTTCTGGTCTACCACCAGAAGAATCCCCATTATTCGTATACGCTGTCATATGAGGTAAATATTTTTCAAAATAACCTTCAGCAATTTCCATATCCAATACAGACAAATATGCATCAACATCTACACCTGTACTAGCAATTAAGAAAGATAATGAGCCACTTGCTTCACTATATAAAGATTTCATCATATCAAAAAATGATTGTCTATTTACAAATGAAGTAGGGAAGTAATAAATTTCAACTCTATTCTTTTCATCTTGAATGATATTTTTGTTAATAACATGATTTAATTCATTTTGCCATTCATGTATCCAAGAATATAATTGTGCAGTAATCATTTCTAAGTTTGATTGACCTGCCGCAAAATTACCTGTACTCATAGCACCAATCAAAGAAGCACAAACACCTAAATCAAGAGAAATTTGATTATTTAACTCAGATTCATTTTTAGAATCAAAAATATCAATATCTACATCAATAGAATTTAATTTTGTACCAGAAGCAACACTAAAGAAACTTACTCCATTTCTTCTGTTTTTCCCCATAACTGCTTGTTTTACAGTTGAGTGTTGTTGTT